AGGAATTAACAAAAGAAGAAATCACTATTAAGAAGCAATATCAAGATGCGTATATTTCGAAAGAAGAAACTAAAACAGATAAGCTACGAGAAGTTCATGTTGATGACAAACGAACTGGGAAACGAACCTAGTGAGGAAGATTCTATTTTTGCAATATTAAAAACATTTTACTCAGAAGATAAAAGACAATGGACTGAATGTATACAGGAATTTAACGAGTTAATCTCAAAGAAACATAGTAGTGACATTGTCTTAAATCTGAGTTTTGAAGATAAGCCAGCGAATTATTTTATTATTGCTGATACTTATGTGATGTTATCGGATTTAGTTGCATTATATAATCACTTGACTAATAGTAACAAGAAAGATATTTCTGTATCTTTGGCGAAGTGGGTTAAAAACGAGTTCTTACAAAGTGTTGAATATTTCAAAGAAAAATACGAATGGATTTATAATCCGCCTATATTGCCTGGAGTAAATAAGCATTCAATAGGAAGGCAGTTACGCACCGAGTTTCAGCAACATTACGGAGCTTATGCAGAGATTACTTATTTATTAAGCAAAGGAGACGCAATGAAATTCGATGAAGTTAACGAAATGCCTTTAAAGAACTATTTAGCATTAGGAGAATATTTATTAAGAAAAAGAGCCGTAGAAGGCGTTGAGTAATTATGAACGAACTACAAAAAGTCCGAAACTACATTATAGCAAAGTTTCAATCTGATGATTTAGTTAACACTTTGACTACACTTTCAAACGACCTTGTTGACACTAATAAAGAAACTATTTACCCTGTTGTTAATGTTGATTATAGAGGCGCACCTATTCAAGAAGATATAGTTTCTTTTTCGTATCACATTAAAGCATTAGATCAAAACGATGTTTACATACATACAACTGATAGTAAACTACAAGAAGATACGAACCAAGCCGATATTTGGAACGAAACTTTTAATATTTGCCAAACGTTTATAAATTCATTTCGTCAATACAATAGTGATAATATCGAAATGATTTCTATTTCGGATATTACACCAATTAAAAATCAACAACTTAATGGATTGTCTGGACATGAGTTTGATATTGTATTGTCAATTAATAACGAGGGTTCATCATGCCCGTAACAGCAGAAGATAGCGCATTAGCTGAGCGAGTAGTTCAGAAGTCTAAAGACGAGGCGAATGTCGATACAGGGCGTTTGAAGCGTTCTATTAATAAAAAAATTCAAAGAGGCGTTATAGTGTTTCGTGAATATTATTACGGTGAATACGGTGATAATTCAACTCTTGAAGAGAATGCTAAAAAAATGATGGGCGATATTCCTTATAAGATTGAAAGGTTAGATGAAAGTGGTGATATAGTTGAGGGAGTGAACAAGGCTACAAGCGGAAGAGTATTGCGATACGAACGACAAAAGAAGCGAGAAAAAAAACAAGAGCAAGACATTCGAGCATTGCTAATTAAAAGGCGTGAAGAAAATGCAAAAAAAGAAAACGGCGACGAAGATAATTGAGGAAGAATTAACTATCTTAGGTGATTTAGTTTATGATGAAGCTAGATTAAACGTTAGGGTTTCTAAAGATACGTTTGACGCAGAAGGAAACCAAATAAATGAGGGTGGTTCTTTGAGAGATTCAATACTGCCATACGCTAAAGGTAAACGATTAACAATGTCTCAGTTAGATTACGGAAGGTGGCAAAAGCCTAAAGAATTAGGTTCGGTTAAATGGTCGCCTCCTGTAGATAGAAATTCACCTAATTGGGATAATCCAATGATTACAGCAATAAGAAAGCATTTGCCAGAAAGCATAAACGTAATAGCAAAAGATTTAATTAAAAATATAGTTTCAAAATGACAATAACCGACCTTTCACAAGTAGCCTTTTGCAATTCGCCTGTAGTTGTTCGGGTTGATTTGCTTACTGATTTTCCTGATTATGTGGCACCTGAAATTAATACACGTGTTAGATTACAGTTAGTGACATTTGATATTGACGATTCATTAGTAGAAACTAATGTTCACACTTACGTATTAGATAAAGCGAGAGTTTCAAATGATGATAAGTATGTTAGTTTTGAGATACAAGACTATTTGAAAAATGATTTAGTAAGAAAGGATAACTTAAACAATGTTGATTTTCCTGTATTATTATATCACAATACTAGCTTACCATACGTTCAAGGTATGTGTTTGTTTTATCGTTATTCATATTATGCTTATGATGAAACTACGAGCTTACCAGCAATTACAATCGATAACAAAGTCGCTACATTAGGTTATAGATGGAGAAACGAACAAAATCCTTTTTATGGTTCATTCGTTGGTAATGCAAACGGTTTTAATATATATCAAACACCTATTAAAAAATATGCAGAATATATTCCTTACTACATGGCCCAATCTTTCAGTTTTGGGCCAGACCGTACTAGCAATAATTTTATATCTACTGCTCAAGTAATACCAACAAAAACAGAATGCGTTAAAGAACCTTTGTTGCTTATTTATTTAGACCGTAACGGATTGTTTCAACAATTAACTACTACAGGTAAAATAGTAATTAATGACGAAGTAAAAAGGCAAGAATCACAAAAGGCATTCCGTGACAGTTCAATTATTAATACTGAAAGCACGCATTTCAAAAATACATCTATTGAAGAAGTATTTCAAGCATACACGGTCAACACAGGCGTAATGGATGAAAGTATGAATGCATTAATTGAAGAGCTTATTTATTCGTCAAAAATATATTTAGTGCGTTTCTACGGTGACAGATGGACAGTTGCTCAACAAGGGCTAACAGTTGACAATGATATTGTGACTATCGACAACGAAACTATAACAGTAGATAGCGATACAGTTACCGTTGATGACATAGGTTATTATTCAACTTACTTACAAGTTCCGGTAACTTGTATTGACAGTGATTTCGTAAAGAAAACGACTATTAATGATAAGCGTGACATTTCATACACATTGAAATTTAAAGAAACTGCATCAAAAATAAAAAATCAATAGTATGGAATTATACATTGAAAAAGAAACCGCTGGAGTTTATGGATTAGTAGATACTTTTATTGACGAAACTGTATCTTTAAACACTAAAACTACATACACGCAAGATATTACAGCGGTATTTAAAGGATTTACTAATGATTTTTCTACAAATGCGACTCCAAATAATATAAAATTGTATGGTTATTTTGCCTATACAGAACAAAATGCACCTACAAACATAAAGAAAAGAGCAAAATTATACCTTGAAGGACAATTATTTAAAGAGGGAATTATAACTATTAAAGGCGCAAGCTGGATAAACGGTAAGCCTTCACTATTTGAACAGGAGTTTTCAGATGGGCAAAAGAATTTAACCGAAATTTTAGGAGAGGATACTCTCGATATGTTAACGGGTGGCGATATTACTTGGACTACAAAGACTATTCAAAACGGATTACAAGCTATTCAAACAGGAACAGAGGGTATTCGTTGGTTTATTCCTTTGGTTTCTACTCAAAGAATATTTTCATTATCAAATTCAGCAGAAGTTCCGACTACCGACAATATAAATTATAATGTTTCAAAGCCAATAACAAGCGAAAACGTTTTACTACCTGCCGAAATTAGACCCGCAATGTTTATGTCTGAGATACTAGGAGCTATAAACAAAAAGTACGATATAAAAATAGATCCTACACCATACACAGGAATAATAACGCAACTAACTGATTTATGTGCTATGTGTGTTTCTGCTGATGTATCAATTAGAGAAGTTAAAGCTAGAGTAGCAAAAATAATTTGGGACTACGACACATTTAGAGAAGAGCGATTCGATATTATACCAAAGCCTTTAATCAATGCTTTTGAATTAAATTACTTAGGTTACGGGGGTGGTAGCTCACACGTTGCTTCATTTGATATGATTATCAGATTAAATAAAAAACCTTTTGTTCCTGCAATATCTAGCTATATAAATAATATAGAAGTTTGGGAGGTTTTCGCTAATGGAGAAAAGAAACAAAAATTAAGCTATACGGTTGTTGAAGGTGCTGAGGTTAAAAATACTTTGTTGAAAATAAGAATAGGCTTAGATGTATTCACACCTGATGGAGCAAGTGCACCGAGTACTTTAGTAAAGCCTTTAATTTCTGTTTTTGTTTCTGCTGAAAGTTTATCCGAATGGAAAATGACAAGCTATGAATTTAACTGGACTTTTGGAGATTGGAGAAAAGGGATAAGAGACAATGTGCAACCGCTATCTTCCCCTACAACTGTAAATTTATTTAAGTCTTTGCCGAAGATGAAAATAATTGACTTTGTAAAGTCTATTTATACAATGTTTGCATATAAGAAATTCAAAGATGAAGTGCTAAATGATTTTTATTATAAACAAAAAACAATATTTGAAATGCCGCATAAAGGAATAAGAGGAGAAAATGACTTAACGCCTTACGCTGATTTATCTAAGCTAACAAAGAAAACGAATACTAAGTATGATGGTTATGATTTAAAGCACGCTACAAGCGAATATCAACAGAATATTTTGTTTGCTACTAATAACGCTATGGAGTGGGGACAATTAAAATATCCGTTAACAGGAAAGCCAAAAACAGAATTTAAGATTGAGACTAAATTTACAGCTCCTGTTTTTAGTCCTATACTTACAGATGCGGATAATCAGGTTTTAACTTTTTATCCGTTTGGATCAGATGCTCAATTAAATGAAAGTGAAACTAGATTTGTTTATGATACAAATACAAAAGAGTTCCCTATATTTTATTATAATGAATTAACTAACGTTTCAACTCCTTACGGATTTGTTGACACTGATTTAAAAGCATTAATTCAAATAGGCGTTTATCATAGAATAAGCCACAAGAGTAACAGAATATTCACAGGCACATCAAATTACATTTCGTCTTTATTCAATATTGTTACAGGTGATTTTATAGACCAAAATACATTATATGTTCAAGGGTATAAAGAATTTATTGAAGATACGTTATCGGGTAAAAAATTAATTCATACAATAGATTTACAATTGCCAAATATTGAGATTCAGAAATTTAAAGATAATGACGAAATAATTATCAAAGAAACAAAATATACTGTTATGGAAAGTACTTTAGGATTGACAGGAGAAAAAAGCAAATTAATTTTATTAAATAAATAGCAATGGCAGAGTTAGATCCAATTAAGCAAGTAGTCCAAATTGATGTAAAAGAAACAGGAGTTGATGAAACTACATCTAGTGTAGGTAAATTAAATGCTACTATTTCAGAAACTAATGCTGTCAATAAAAAAACAGAGGAAGGATTTAAAACACTCAAAGTTCAACTTAGGGAAGCTATTGCGTTGCAACAAAAAATGTCTCAGCAATATGGCTCGACAAGTGCCGAAGCAATCAAGGCTACTAAAGCAGTTGCAGGAATAAAAGACGAGATAGGTTTTCAAAAAGATTTGGTAGATTCTTATAATCCTGACGATAAATTCCGTAAACTAACACAAACCGCTGGTATTGCAGCTCTTGCTTTGGGGGGTGTTAAAGATGGATTTACAGCATTAGGTATTGAAAGCGAAACTTTAGATAAAATAATAGGAAGCGCACAGGCTATACTTGGAGTTACAAGTGCGGTAGGCGGAATGTCAGACGCTTATGCAGTATTAACAGCAAATAAAAGAGCAAAGTCTGCAGCCGATGTTGTAGAGATTGGAACTACAGAAGCGTTAACAGTTGCGGAAGTGCAAGCCACAACAGCTACTTGGAGCTGGAACGCTGCATTGTTAGCCAATCCTATTGTGCTTATCACGGCTGGAATATTAGCGGCTGGAGCTGCTATTTACGCTTATGTAAAAATTACAAGTGATGCGGTTAAAGCAGAAGAAAAAGCGAAGGTTGCAAGTATGCAATTGTCACAGGCTATCGATCACCAAGCGAAAGCATTTGAAAACAATAATAAATTTGCTGAACGTGGCAATAAACATAAGATAGATTTATTAAGAGCAAGCGGAGCAAGTGAAGCGCAAATATATAGAGAGACAAAAGCATTAGCTGAGCAAGAATTACAACTTGCAAAGAACTTTAGAGCCGAAGCTATACTTGCAGAACAAAAAGCCTATGAAGCCAACAGAGATAATCCTACAGAATTTAATGCAGAAACATTAAAGAACGCAAAAGAGAATATAGAAAAAGCACGTGAAGCAGTAAGGGTTGGTTATGATGGTTTGATTGACTTGCAAAACAGTCACGAGGTAGCAATGGCACAAGCTAAAACGGACGCTAGGAATAAAGCTATAGAAGAAGAGAAGGCGCAAAGAGAAAAAGAACGACAAGAAGCAAAGGACGCAAACGAAAAGAAATTAAAGGATGAATTAGATTATCAGAAGTCGCTTAAAGAGGGTTTAAATCAATTTCAAATAGATTCGTTTAACGCTGAGTTAGAGCAAAAAATATTGCAAGATGAACAAGAAATTGAGCGACTAACAAATATTACAGATGTTGTAGATAAAATTGAAGAAGATTCTGCTAATAGACAAAAGGCAATTGATGAAGGTATGCTTTTACAAAAAGAGCAAATCGAAAATGCAAAGATGAGTATTGCAGAAAAAGGGATTCAATTAATCGCTGGTATATTTGGTAAATCAAAAGCAATTCAAAAAGGGGCTATTATTGCTGAAAACGCAATCGGTATTGGAAAACAAGTTATAGCAAATAATACAGCAAACGCTGGAGCATTAGCAACACCTCAGGCAATTGCATCAAGTGGAGCAAGTGCTGTTCCTGTAATAGCCTTAAATAATATTTCAACAGGTATAGGAATAGCTTCTACAATAGCAGCCACAGCAAAAGCATTGAGCGCAGTAGGCGGAGGCGGTGCTTCGGGTGGAGGCTCGCAAACTTCAACTCCAAGTAGAAACGTTGCTCAAGTAGGATTTCAAGGAAGTAGCGAAAATCAAATCAGTACCGCAATAGCACAGCAACAAAAGACTCAACCACCTATTCAAGCATTTGTAGTTTCTCAGTCTTTGACAGACCAACAAGAACTGGATAGAAAAAAAGAATTAAATAATAGTTTTTAATTGAAATAAATTTCGTAATATTGTATTTAAATCGTGTGAAGATGCACGAAACCAAAATTTAGCCATTTTGAAAACAATACTAAAAGACTTAAAAAGCCTATCTGATATAGTAATCGGATAGGCTTTTTGTCATTATACGCCAATGAAAGTATTAAAATATAAATATAATCCAGAAAAGAAAGGCGTATTTCGTGTTTCTATTGTTAAAAATCCAGCAGTAGGAGAAGGCGATTTAGTTTTGATGTCTGCACAAGAAATTAAAGGCGTGTTTTACGCACCTGTTATGATTCCTGATTTAAAGATACAGCGTATTAGTGATGATGGTGAAAAGTATATGGTATATTACGATGCTGAAACAGTAGAACAGTTGATGCATAATTACATGAAGCAATGCGGAAACTCTAATACAAACATAGAACACGATGCGGAAGGTATAGAAGGTGTTTATCCTGTTGAAAATTGGATAGTAAAAGACCCTGAAAATGATACGAGTAAGGCAGTTGGAATGCCACTACAAAAAAAGGGTACTTGGATTCAAGGTTATAAATGTGATAGCCCAGAAATACTAGAAAAAATAAAAAGTCAATTATTACAAGGTCTTTCAATAGAAGGGCATTTAGATACAGAAGAAGATACGGATAGCCCGATCGCTAAATTTAATAAACAAAAAACTATGTTCGAGAAATTAAAAGAAGGACTTGGAAACCTATTAACGCTTATGGCTGCCGAAGGTGATCCTGAAAAAGAAAAGACTGCCGAAGAATTAGCAGCCGAAGAAGCTAAAAAAGCACAAGAAATGGCTGAGGAAAAAACACCTGAACAAATCGCAGCGGAAGAGGCGGCAGGAAAAGAACCTTCGGAAATGGAAAAAGAGTTAGAAACTGCTAAAGCTACTATTGTAGAATTAGAAAAAAAGAATTCTGATTTAGAAGCCGAACTTGCAACTTATAAAAACGATGCTACTCTTATGAGTGCTCAATTGGAAGATGTGCAAAAAGCATTTGAAAGCTATAAGACGGTTAAAATGTCTAGCCAAAAATTAGGAGATACTCCGAAAGAAGCGGTAGTATTAACACCTATCGAAATGAAACAAGCTAAATTTTTAGCAGATGTACAAAGCAAACTATAAACTAAAAAAAATAAATAACTATGGCATTATCTTATTCAAAAGTCGTTATTAGAGGAGAGCAATTGCTTCCTTTTCAAACGCTATTATTAACAAAAGATTCATCTGTAGCGGATGGATATGTAGCATTCGAGCCAGGAGCAAAAGAAGGCTCTGTATGGACTGAAACAAGTCAAACGGTTACTGAAAAGGCATACACAGGAGACGCTGTTTCTGATGATACTACGCTTGCAATGGTAGATAATAAAATTATCTATGCCAAAACTGTTTTCGAACAAATTATCAAACAGACTACTTTAACAAACACAATCTTCTCAGAAGATATGGGTGTAGGTGCTGAGAAAATTAGATCTAAAACTTTTGAAGATTTGGCAACTAAATCTTTTTCTGGAGCGATTGCTAATCAACAAATGATTAACAGATGGCAAGGAGCAACAGCAGCTACAAAAGCCGCCATTGCAGCACTTACTCCTGGAGCTGGACAAGGAAGTATCACAGCAGCAGCTCAAACAAAAGTAGCAGCTTTGCCTGTTTCTTTAAGAGACGGTTTTTATGCAGCAATGATTTACAACAACTGGAGAGCTTCTGCAACTGCTGGTTTAGGTGAGTACATTAAAGTAGTAGGGACAACTATTACAGCTGCTAATATCGCTGCTGAATACGCAAAGGTTTTCGCTGCTATTCCTGCTGATGTATTGGCTAATACAGACACTCCTGTAGTTATCGAAGCTCCATTGGCACATCGCCAATTAATGCGTACAGCTAACAATAGCGTAGGGGCTGCATCAAACCAAAACTTCTTATTTGAAGGTGACGGAGTTGATTCTAAATGCTCTTACAATGGAGTTCCTGTTTCATTCGTAAACTTACCTGTTGATGTAATGATTGCACACCCTGCAAAAGCATTAGGGATTAATGCAGATGCAGTTAATGCAGAAGCTAATTTTATGGAAATTGGACAGCAAGCTAATGGTTCAGACCACGTTTATTTCAAAAACGTGTACTCTTATGCTCATTTTATCCAAAACCAAAACAGGAACGTTCTTTACGGAGGTTAGTAATTAATCGGGGGAGAAATCCCCCTTTAATACCATAAATATATGTGTACAATCGCACTTACAAAATCACGCAATCTTAATTGCGTAACTAAATTGGTTGGTATTAGAAGTCTTTCTATTATCACTTACGACCCGTTAAACAGAGTTGCTACTACATCTGGTGGTGTGGTTACGCTTCCTGATTATATGCTTACGGCTACAGCTCCAGCAGGGGCAAAAATAGCACGTTTTGATGTTAAAAATACCACCACAAACTATAATGACACCTTGACTCAAAACATGGACACTCGTTCAGGTGGTAGAAAAGGTGAATTATCTTTAGTTTTAGTTTCGGCTTCTGGTTTAGATAATGTAACGCTTGCAGAAGTTGTAGATCAAATCACTAAAACTGAGTTTGTCGGTTTCTTAGAAATGAAAAACGGTGATGTTTTCGCTATTGGTTCTGGATTTGGATGTATGATACCAACCGTTGTTGATTCTACAGGAGGTCAAGCAGGGGATTTAAACGGTGTTACAATTACAATTGCAACAGACGAAGCAGAACAATTCCGCAAGTATTGGCTAACAGCTCCAGCATTAGCTCAATTGTTAGCTTCTACAATGACTTACTAATAAGTAGTAATGAATTATAAATAAAAAGGCGGTTAATATCGCCTTTTTTAATAAAAATACAAATGAAAGTAGTTACAGAAGCTATTCCAATTATAAAAGTAGTCCCAAGATATTATCCAACATTAAGCGATGATTTATTAATTGAGTTTGAAAATGGAATGACTAACGATTTTATTTGGACTATTTCAAAAAACTTACTTATTATTACTTTTTCAGACACATCGTTATTTATACAGAGAGAAAATTATCCATTTACTATTTTCAAAGGTGAAGATATAATTTATAAAGGGAAAATTATATTTCTAAAAAATGGTACTGATGTTCAAAATTACACTAACAATTCACAAGATAACAAAAGATGGCAGTAAAAGAATCAGAAAATGTATTTTCGATGTCTAATGATGTCGTAAGAATGTCAGCTTGGCAACCTATCGATATTAATCCAAACGTTACGCAAAACGGGGCTAATGCTGTTTGTAATGGGTTTAATAATTCAAATTATAAAACATTACGTGACGCTTACGATGACAGTCCAACAAACCAAAGTATTATAAATTCATTCGTTAACTTTATGTATGCGGATGGATTAAAAAATGTAGGCTCCGATTTAGATATTTCTAAGTACTTAGATGAAGATACAGTAGAATTAGTTTGTTTAGATGCGAAAATGTTAGGCGGTTTTGCTTTACAAGTTATTTGGAACGACAATGAAAAGGAAAGACAAATATTAAAATTTGAATATGTTCCAATTGAAAATTTTGCAGTTGAATTAGAAAATAAAACGGTTAATCCAAAAGTAAAAGGATATTGGTATTCTTGGGATTGGTCTTTAAGCGGTCAATATGCACCAGTACCATGCAAAAAGTTTGATGGTACTTATCAAGGTGGAGTTGAAATAGTAATTATACAAAGGGTTACTAAAAATAAATTTTTCCCTTTGCCTGATTATTTTAGTGGCATTAATTATTGTATCGCAGAAGGTTTTTTAGGGCAAAACACTAAAACACATTTCCAATTTGAAAATAAGATTACAACGGTAATAAATTTCAATGGAGGAAAACAGGCTTCTGCAAGTGAAAACCTTAAAAAAGAAAAAGCCGAGAAAATAAAAAAAGATTATACAGGTGGATCTCCAAAGCATCATGTAGTTGTTTCATATAATTCTGACGGATTAGACGCTACTACTATAGATCAAGTAGAAACACCAAATATAAACCAACAAAATGTATTTTTTGCTGAGGAATGCGAACGCAAAATAATAGTAGCGCATTCAGCACCAAAGATATTGTTTAGCGGTTCAAATAACGCTTCTGGTTTCAGTTCTAATGCCGACGAAATTTTAGTAGCGACTAAAGAAATGTATCGTAGGAATATAAATCCTTTGCGAAAAGTAGTTTTAGATGGATTGACTAAATTGTTTAAATTAATTGATGTTAATGTAAAATTAGAATTTGTAGATTTTGAAGAGTTTAGAAAAACAACAGAAATTCCAGCAACTCCAGAAGAAGAAAAAGTATGATAACTAAACTATTTATAACAGCCGAAAACGTAAAAGAAACTACTTCTATAAGTAGCGGAACTGACAGCGATTCTATATCTCAGAAAATATATTATGCTCAAATTACGGATATAGTTAGGGTTTTAGGACAGGATTTATATGATAAGATTTACAATGACTTACCGACTCTTACGGGTGATTATTTAACTATATTTGATAAATATATAATTGATATGCACGTATTTTATACAGCGCATTATTTTACATTATTCAACGAGGTTAAAAGTAGTAATGTTGGGAATACTATATTATCTCCTGAGCGTGGCACTCCTACTCAAAAAACGGTACAATTAGCAGAACAATATAAAAGTTTAGCTATATCGGTAGAAAATAATTTTCGTGAGTATATGGAAAAGTCAACTATTCAAGAGTGGAACTATTGTAAAAAATCAGAAGAGACTACTAATTTTAATGACTTCTACTAATGGCGCAACAACACATAAATTATAGTTTTCCTAATGATGGTTTAGGTGATGCTTTACGTGTTTTTGCAGTAAAACAAGAAAGTAATAATAATGAGCTTTACTCAAATAAGGTTGATAAAATTACAGGCAAAGAACTATCTGACACTAATTTCACACAGTTAGAAAAAGATAAATTAGCAGGACTAGAAGAAGGAGGGCAAGTTCAGTCTGATTTTACAGAAGGAAATAATCTTAGTCCTGCATATATATTAAACAAGCCTGAAAACGTATCTGATTTCTTTAATGACTTAGAATACGTTGAAGACGTACAAGAAGCAGGCGGCTTTTTAAGATCTGCTGGAGAATGGGTTTCGCCTTTGGAAGTATTTACACCTAAAATTATGGACGGTTTCATTGGCGTAACGGTTGGATTTATTGTTGGACAAACAGCATTTACATTACCAACAGGCGCAAAGTGTGTTGATGTATTTTTAGCGCATACCAAACAATACAAAACTACTGACAATAATACTTCATTAGTCAATAGATGGTCTCAAACAGGTGATATTATAACAATTACTAAAACTCCCGTGCTAAACAATTACATTTATATCGAATATTTATTATAAATTTACAACATGAAAAAAATACTATTTCTTTTATTATGCACCGTTTCAATGTACGGTCAAGTTTCAACGGGACAGGAACAGGAGTTTGATTACGGGATTAAAAACAATTCTACTCAGACGGTAACTACACCAACTTATTTAGGTACAGTTGGAGCGGACGGAACTTATGGAAAAATATTACTTGCAGATCTTCAAGGTAAAAAAGCATTCCTTTCTACAGGCTTAATTAAAAATGGTTTAATTTCAGCTAACGGAGACCCTACAAAATTTAATGTCACAGCAGGAATAGGGATAATTTCAAACTTTGATGACCCTGAAAACCCAATCAGTACTATAATTAACTTCCCTGCTTTTACAGGGATTACGCCAACATATTTATTAACTGGTACAATTACTTATGTAGCTATAAATAATGCCGCGGCAATAGTTATGCAAGCCACACCATTTACACCAGAGCAAAGAAGATCTTTAATTGTATTGGGAGCGGTTGTACATAGCAATTTAACCACAATAAATGTAATTAACAATATTTCAGCTCCTTCAAACGCAAGTACAAACCAATTACATGATTTTATAGAAGCTGTCGGAGCATTGAATTTAACGGGAAATAAATACACTGCTAATGGTGCTAATTTACAGTTAAATAAAAGTGCAGGATTGATATTTAAATTAGGTTCAAACTTTGCTAATGATTGGAAAAACCCGCACGAATTAGCACAAACAGCAGGCACATCATTAACGTTTAGGTATAGAACTCAAAACGGTACAGAGGGAAGTGATAGGATAAATTTAGATCCTGCTTTGTATGACTTAAATAATGTTTTAACATCTGTTCCAAATAATAAATTTACTATTCAAACGGTAACGATGTTTCAAAGTGGGGTTACTAGAATTCAATACGGTCAAAATTATTATGATGATTTATCGAGTGCTAAAAATGCAATATTCCTCAGAAACTTTGTCTTAGAACCAAACTCAAAAGAGAACGGAATTATAAGAGCTTATATTATAATGCGAAATACCACAACCTCTTTACAGACGGTTGCGGATGCCGATATATTAGAAGCTCAGAAATTTGGAGGGGTTGCTTCTGGTGGTGTTGCAATAACTATGGCTAATATTATTTCAGGTTTAGGATATACCCCAGAGAACGTTGCTAATAAAGTAACAGTACTTACAAATAGTAATACTGATTATCCCACGAGCAAAGCAGTATTAGAAGCTTTACCCACTACTTACACAAAGATTGTTTATGTAAACGATACAACACCAACAACAGCTACTATTTTCGATTTAGAAAACCCGCCACTTGTAAATGACAATGCTTTAAAAAACGATGTAAACAATCTTTATATCGGAACAGACGCAAGTACATGGGTTTATATCACAAGTCCAGCAGGGTACGTAACTAAAACCGTAACTTCTGAAACCTCTAATTTTAATTTATTAGGGACATTAATTGATTCAGGGAACGACAAAAACTCAATTATATCAAGGAATGCAGACATAGTTTTGAATGGCGTTAGATTGGGGCGTGGTGCTGGTTCTATAGCTTCAAATACGGCTTTAGGAACTAACGCATTAATATCAAACACGACATCACCAAACAATACCGCAGCAGGTAATGGAGCATTAAGATTTAATACAGGACAATCAAATACGGCTTTAGGTTCATTGGCTTTGAATGGAAATGTTGGAGGATCTAGTAATGTAGGTGCAGGACAGGGAGCTTTGCAAAATAATACTTCTGGAGGCATGAATGTTGTTGCAGGTACTTTATCAGGAAGATTTTTAAATGACTTATCAACTCCAGCAACTATTGTAAATAACAGTACTTTAATAGGTTATAGAACTAGCGTATTAGGAGACAATCAAACAAATCAATTAGTTGTAGGTTATGACGGAAGGGGTTTGGGTAGTAATACAAGCGTGTTTGGGAATTCAGCAACAGTATTTGGTAGATGGTGGGGTAGGTTATTAGTTGGTGGGTCTGTAGATAACGGGGTAGATACAGCACAGATAACGGGGTCTATTTTAGCAACATCATTTAAAAAGCTAGGAGGTTTAAGTACGGAGTTTTTAATGGCTGATGGTTCTGTAAGTTTAGGAGGTGGAGGGTCTGGTGATATGGTACTTGCTACAGCTCAAACAGTAACAGGAGAAAAGACGTTTTTAGATACTAAGTTATCTCTTAGAAACGTAGCGAATACTTTTTCGTCATATTTTACAAATACAAATACAGCGTCAAGAACATATACACTTCAAAATAAAACAGGAACATTAGCGCAAACGGATGATTACGGAGTAGTACCATTAAATGAAGGAGGTGGAATAGGATATGTAATTAACAATAGAGTAGCTGCTAATTACGGGGCTATAGGTTTAGCGTCTGTAGATTTAAGTATCTCTACCTCTGCGAGTGCAACCAAAGGAGCTACGGGTCAATACGCTTTTACTTCTGGAGCAAATACTACTGCTTCTGGGCAGTTTTCTGCTGTGGGTGGAGGTGCTGATAACACGGCTTCTGGTAATTTATCGTCAGTAATTGGAGGTGATAATAATCAAGCTACAGCGACATATAGCTTTGTAAGTGGCGGAAGCGCAAATTTAGCTACTGGACAAACAAGTTCAATATCTGGAGGTGAAAATAATAGAGCAAGGTCTTACGGAGAATGGGTAGGAGGTGTTTTTGGAACAGATTACACGCCTTTGTCAACGTCTACTTGGCAGGCATTAGACAGGCAATTTAATATAGGAAATGGGCAGGGGGCGGGAGCTAGAAGTAATGCACTTACTCTACTAAAAAATGGATTAGCTACGTTACCAAGTGTTACTAATACTCTTATAGCAGGAGAAACTACAGGAAAAGCGGTTATTACAAAAGAATATTTAAATAGAACTTATACGGTTGCGACTTTGCCTACTCCTGCTTCTGGAGTTGCATATGCTACTGTTACAGATGCTTTAGCACCAACATATATGGCTACAATAGTTGGAGGCGGTGCGGTTGTTACGCCTGTATTTTATAACGGGACAAATTGGGTTGCTCATTAATATTTAAATTTAACCTAAAATTATGATACAAACAAAAGAAATTATTGCTTACGGAAATAGAAGTGATAAACAAGGAAAAGTAAAAATTGAAATTAGACCCGTTTTAGTTACAGAAGAGGGTACTAAATACCTTGTAATTGATTGGGATATTACTTTAAATTCTACAGACCCAATTCAGTCTAAAGAAGTATTTTACACTAACGAAATGATTGATGGCTTAGATGCTATGATTGAGGCTAATTTTGGAGCTATGTTGGTTGGTTTGTCTAGAACTAAAAAGGAAAAGAAAAAACTCCAAATAGCATTGATGTTAGACACTCAAAATAATCTATTAACAAATGGATTAACTATTTACTGTTTAAATCCTAATGAATGGGAATATAGCCCAGAAGAAATAATAGAAGAAGTTTAATGGGGTTTTTATTATTCATAATAGCTTACGTTTTGTTTTTACCATTATCTTTAATCAATTGGATAGTGGTAAAAAATAAAAACGGTTATTTCAAAAGTTCAGCTATAAATTTAGATAAATTTGCAAATAGAGAGTTTAGAACTCTTTTAAATGCAACCTTAAAAACTAAAATAGGCTATGAATTTGGAAGTATAAACGAGACTATTTCTGGAGTTTTAGGTAAAAATGAAAGAGATAAAACGCTTTCAAAAACGGGTAAAATATTAGTTTGGATATTAAATAAATTAGATAAAAATCACGCATTTAAATCTATTGACAAGTAACTTTAAATAAATAAATATGAAAACAAGAATTTTTACATGGCTTATTACAGCAGGTGCTTTTTTAGATACTGCTTACGGAGTTTTAGCTGATAATATGGGGGTTTTAGCTGAGTTAGGAGTTTCTCCAAAAGTGACTAAAGTTATTTTATTACTTGGTATTTTATGGACTGCTTTTAGCAAATCATTGAAAGACCCACATACTCCAAAAGAAGTCATTGCTAATGATAATAACGGTTTAATAGGTGGCTCAAAACCTCCAGTTGATAAAGATGAAAAGTAAGCATATATTATTGCTTGCATTAGTACCGCTTTCAGAAGTGAAGGCGGTATTTTATAATTCAGATTTGAAGGTTCATTACGCCTTGTTTTCTGATAATAAAAAATTCTTGTGTAACGTATTGGAAGACTATTCCAATATAATAATAATAGGAGTTGTATTTTATTTTTTAGCTTTTGTAAAATTGGATTTTGTTACAAAACAAATTGCTTTATTTTTATTTATTATTAATGGTTTAGATTTTGTATTTTTGGGATTAATGGGTAATTTATTTTATCTTTTAAAAATACCGTTATCTTTTATGATTTTCGCCTATGCAAACAATAAAATTTCTTTTCAACGCACTTAATTACTGTTTTTTTGTTTTTTATAGTTTTACGCTTATTGATGTAGCAAAAAAAATTACCTTTGGAGAATTCTATTTATCGAATGCAACTAATCTTTTGCAGTTTTTAATGACTCTGATAGCCGTGTTCTTTGCTTATTATAAACTAAGGACTTACATAAGAGATTCAAGGATTAAAAGTCAAATATTAGAGCAAGAATTAAGAGAAAAACAAGATAATCACTTTTATAAGAAATGGAATAAAGAATTTATCGAACCTAAAAAAGATGACAAATGAGCCTACAAATAAAATACAAATCACTTTTTGAAAAATACGGATTAACTACAAAATTACGTATTGCACATTTTATGGCTCAGATTGAACACGAAAGCGGATTAAAGCCAGTAAGTGAAAATTTAAATTATTCAGCAAAGAGGATGCTTGAAATATTTAAACATGATTTCGACATTAACAGAGATAAATGGTTAAGTCCAAAAGAAAAAGAAAAGGTTTTATATTTATTAGGAAGTCCTCAAAGGATTGCTAATTTTGTTTACGCAAATCAGAACGGTAACGGAAATGAAGCCAGTGGTGAAGGATGGAAATATAGAGGGCGTGGATTTATTCAAATTACAGGAAAAATTAATTACTTTCAATTAGCAAGCGATACCGATTTAGATTGTTTAAAAAATCCAGATTTATTACTTCAAGAAGCAAACGCAATGATTTCGGCTTTATGGTTTTGGAACAAAGCAGGATTAAATAAATTAGCTGATAAAAATGATCTAAAAGGAATCACACGTAAAATTAATGGCGGATATAATGGTTTAGAGCATAGAACAGAACTGCTTAAAAAATATATGTTATGAACCTAAACCCATCATACGAATCAATTTTACCGCCTCCAATTTTAAGACCTTTAATAAAAGATTTTAATCAGTGGCTCGATATTGATTTTGAAGGTACCCATATCAGAGACTTAGAATGCGCTTTGCAGAAGTTTGAAGATGCAGAAATGTACGAAGACTGTATTTTAATTAAACAGGTTTTAGAAGAAAAACTTAAATAAGAAACTCACTATTTAAGAAAAAGCATTAAAAACTTAAATAAATAACTATGAAAAAATTAATTATTGCAATTGTATTATTAATTACAGCTAATTTATCGGCACAAATTGAAAGTTTTAATTTAATTGATTATGATAAGCCATATCTTGACATTATATTACAAAATAAAATCGAAATTGACGGTCATACATTTGATAATGAACTATCAAAAAATCCTATAAGATTCGAAGCTACTTTAGACGGAATTAGAATCTACGACTCTAAAAGAGAATATCAAAAAAGAAAATGCGAAATTGACAAATGTAAAATTATACATTTAGAGCCTAAATTAAATGGAACTTTGTTAATAAACGGATGGGGCACAGCTAATAAAGTTTTACTTTCAAATTAAAATGAAATACCTATTAATACTATTACTTTTAATCAGTTGCGGAACTCGTAAAACTTCACAACAGAAAGCCACTTTTAAAAGTGATAGTTTATCAATTGAAAATACACGTGTTTTAAAGCAGAATATTGAATTAAGAGATATTTACTCGATTAAACCATTTGACGTGCTTAAACCAATGATTATTGACGGTAAAGAGTATTTTAACGCTACTATTGTTTATGATAAAAGTAAGTTTGATAATTTTGAAGTGTATGAGGTTGAAAAAGTAATACGAATAGAGACTGAAAAAGAAGTTAAAAACAAAGAATCAGAGAAAACGGACTACACAATATTATTCGCATTGCTCTTTTTTATTTTGTGTTTATTCGTGTTTTTGTGGTTTAAATTAAAAATATAGTTATATATTTGAATTGTTGAAAGTCGGAAGTCAACAGCTAAAACTTATAAATAGACTCTTAGGAACTGCCGACTCAGTTTCTTCGGGTCTTTTTTAATATAAAAATATTATGAAATTACAAAGAATTATTGAAGTTAGATTTCTACTAACACCATTTGCGTCAACTAGTTTCACCGTTAGAAACATAGGAAGAAAAAGATATTATATTTTTGGTTTTAAAATAATAGGCTTAGTAGAATAAAAACCTAAACACAACTAACCTTTAACCTTCAATTTATTTCGAGGGTTTTTTTATGTCTAAAAAATAATTTGCACTTTTTTTATAAAAAGTATTGTTATGTGAATTATTATGATTACATTTGCTTATATAAATAAAACAAATAGAAATTATGATAAAAACAATAGAAATTACTAAAAGTTTTGATTTTGAAACATTAAAAAAAGGAGATTACTTAGCATGTGAGTTTCATAGAGATTTACATGATTATCCTAAAAAATACCGCTTTAAAGTTTTTGAAATAGTAAAAGTTAGAATTGATACAAAAGAAATTATTTTACAGACAAAAAACAACCTATTCTTTAATTATGAAATGTTTATTAAAGGAGAAGGCAATTTAAAAAGCGCAATTTTAATAATTAATAACTAAAAACTAACACCATGAAAAAACTATTATTAGCCATTATAACATTAGGCTACACATCGCACGAAGAAATTAGTAACTATTTATTTGGAGGTAAATCTTGTATGCCAAATGAATTAAAATAAATGATGTAATGAGAGAAATTAAATTTGAATATGGTTTTGAAAGCATAAACGGAATAGTTAAAAAAGTTTATGCTTTATCAGAAATACCAAATATTAAAGAAAAATGTGATGTTTGGAATGTCTTGCCTATTGTTTATGTTAGACAATTCACAGGGCTACAAGACAAAAATGGAGTTGATATTTATGTGGGTGATATATTAGATAATATATATAATGCAAAAGGAATGGTATATTTTAAAAACGGAATGTTTGTTGTTAATTTTACTTATACTGAAACATTATTAACTAAAGATAATCAAACCGCTTTTTTTAGATTATGCAATGTAAACATGGTAACTAAAATAATAGGAAACATTCACGAACAACCAAACTTATTAAAATAATGAAAAAACAAATCACACAAAAATATGCTTTAATGAAGCATAAAACAGCAATATTAAAAGTTATTGCAAATAAAACTAAAACATCGTTCGGACAAGTTAGGCAAAGATGGTTTAATTCTAAATTAAACAATCCAATACCAGAAGATCATTTTTCTAAAATATTAGAAATAATCGATAGGCAGTTAAAATTTGAAGCTGTAGAGAAAAAGCATTATGAATCATTTGAAGAGTAACGTCCCGCTACTACAAATCGTTTGGGATTAGCAAGCAAAAATATTCGAGTACTCACGAATTAAAACAGGTACAAACTAATTTTTAAATTAATCACAGTTAACCAAATGTTTTGTAGTAGCTGTTATCAAATCGGTTTTATTATGACAACATTATTTATTATTTCAACTTACGTTTTAAGCGTATTTTTAAACAGATGGTTAAACAAAGTAACTTACAAAAAACAAGATTGTGAGATTTTACCAATAATATGGTTTATTCCAATTTTACCCGCTATGGTTTTTATATACGTATTATTTTTAGAGAATTTATTTTCTAAAGATAATTGGTTCAACGGAAGTCGTTGGTAAACTGTTTGATAACGTTGTGTGATTGTCTCAGTGGCTAAAATTAAAGACAGAAAATCACAAGTAAATCCCGATTAAACCCGCCAGAGTTTTTTCCGAAGGAAAAAATGATGTAGCCATTGATACAAGCACGTGTTAGGAGAATACCACGTAACATTAATCTTTTAAAATACAGAATATGAAATTTCAAGAATGGTTTGACAAAAAATTAAAAGTAACAAGATACCCTTTGCCTGATGAAATTAAAAAATCAGGTGCAAAATATGTTATCAATGTTTCTTGCGAATATATTTCATCTTGCCAAAAAGTATGTATGGATAATGATGTAAAATATTTTTGGTTTCCTATGGATGAAGTAAGTGGAGATATTGGCTTAAATTCAATTTTTGGAGCGTTGCAGATACTTTGGATTGCAGAACAGGAAAAAGCAAGTGTGATACTTCATTGTCACGCAGGAGCTAACAGAAGCCCTACAGTAATGGAGGCATATTACTTTATGCGAACTAAAAAGCATTTCATTAGAGAAATATCAGCCGAAAGCAAAGAGCGTTATGAAAAAATGTTTCCTGATAGTAAAAATTCAGAACGACAAAATAATCGATTGCTAAATAACATTGAAGCAGGTCATTTACCTTCTAAAAATAAAATGGAATCATTTTTAAAGAAAACCGAAGAATGGTTTTTAAAACAAGATTGGGAAAATGATTTCAAAACAGAATCAGGACTTAATAGCGTAAAGTGTGACGTTCACTTGTAGCTCGGTTTCTCCTAAAGTACGTTCTGTGGCTATACGAGGTTGTTGCCGAATTAAAAACCGACCTCACAAACACAAACTAAATTATAAAATTATGACTTATATTTCAAAAAATGCCGAATTGCAACAATCTTGTATAACCGCTGTTAAGAGCAGGTTTTTTGCTCAATATTGGGGACAAAAAGTAATGAAGAAAAATATAGAGGGATTAGAAAATTTCTATTCTGAACCTGATGGATTTATTCGTTCAATGACAATAGATAGCCCATTATTTTTGGAGTTAAAATCACTTTCAAAAGCTACTCGTGAAGAAGTATTTGATACTTATTGTAAAATGTGGGAGTTTAATGAGAATTTAATTGAAACAGATACAAAAATAGCAATAGATTGGTTTCAGAATTACGGAAAACCGCACTATGTAAAATTCAATCAAGAGCAGACTGATTTTTTACGTTCAAAAGGGTATGCAGTTCCTTTTATGGAATATTCAGTTGATGATTTAGTTTCATTCGGTTGGGTTCGGTTGCTTTAAACTTGCTATTAACTATTATATATGTAAAATTATCTCTAACTCCTAATAAAATCAATATGTTAAACGAAAAAATTATAAAGATTTGTGAACAAAAGTTTATATACTAAAAATAAAATAACTTTTTAATTGTTATGTAAATAATTATGTTTACATTTACAGAAAATAAAACGATATGAAAAAGAAAGAATTAAAAACTATTTGGAAATTAGCTAAATCATTTTGGATAACAGCTACATTAATTTGGATTATAGAAACAATTATATTTCTAATTATAGAAGGATGGCATTACAAAGCTACTAATCCTATCGAAATATGGATTGACGGGTTAGTGGGTAGTATGTGGAATTCTGCATTATTACTTACTGTTATTGTATGTATTTATTATTTAATTAACCTAAATAGTAAAAAATAATTATGACAGATTTAGAAAATTTTCAAAAGCAAAGAATTGAAGCATTAGACAAATTTATAATGCTTCAACAGGATTTAATAGACGAACAAGCAAAAGAAATCGATGAAATAACATTTAAATATGCTGATTCAAAAGCACGTTTAAACATGTTAATCAGGAACATAGAAGTTATTGACGAAATTTTTGAACAACCTATAAAAAATTAGAAATTATGATGCAACTTAAAAAAGCTACAAGAAAGCAAGTAAAATTACGTTTAAACATATCCGCTCCATCTGGCGCCGGTAAAACATACTCAGCATTAAGAATGGCAAAAGGTCTTTGCGGTAGTTGGGAGAAAGTAGCAGTAATTGATACCGAAAATGGTTCGGCTTCATTATATTCAAATCTAGGTGATTTTAGTGTAATTGATTTATCACCTCCTTTTACTCCAGAGAAATATACACAAGCATTAAAATTGTGTGTAGAATCTGGATTTGAAGTTGTTATAATTGATAGTACAACTCATGAATGG